AACCTGCGATTGTGGCCTACTGGGTTTTGAGCCATAGTACAAGTGTACTAAATATAGGTATTTGTACTCATATAATCCGAGCTTATGTATTATTTGTTACATATAAGCATTTCTTATATATGGCCTTCAGTCCCAGCTGGTTCCTTCATTTTCTCATAAGTATTTTTAATGTATTAGATAATATAAGTAAATATACTCGGCCCCACGGATAGTGCAACAATATGTTAGTAAACCCGTAAATAGTAGAACAGATGGCCCCGCATGCCTTCTCAGGTTTTGCATAGGACGGTTAACCGTACCTGGGTTTTAATGCCTTTAGGGTACCACATCCCCGCGAGTGTGTCAAGTGTGCCAAACATTAAAGTGTCCACCAGGGTAAGTACCCCGCGTTATACCATAATTTTTTTATATGTCAAGAGTAAAAATACCTATATGTCAGCATTTCCGCACAAGAGGCCCCGCGGGGGGATTAGCGGGTATGCCGCGTATGAATACCGAACAAAAAATTTTACCAAAATCTAGACACCCCTGTAAGACACCCACGTACTGCACTAGGTACCTTAGAGGGTGGTGTAGATGTTGGCTCCAGCAATCGGGGGACTGGAGGGGCTAATGCCCCCCCTTGACCGCTGTTTCCACCCACGAGGAGCACCACTTCCCCGTGTATTATGGTAACCTTGCTCTACATCCAGCTCTCTAACTGGTGTTTGGAGATTCCACGGGCTTCTCTTTTTTGGTCTAAACTCATCCCCATCACAAGATGGTTAGCCTCGCTCTGAGGGTCATCCATCCAAGCCTCTAAATGGTCTAACCACTCGTTGTCTTTTCTGTCTTGTATCTCTACTTCAGCTGAGAGGGCAAGGGCATCTGTAAACCATTTAACTCCTTGGGCAAGGGAGTCAATTCTATCATCGTGTCTAACGGCACCTTTTTCTCTGCACATCCTGCTAATTTGGTAAGCCAACATATATTGGTGTCTATTTTCAGACGCCTCATCAGCATTTGAAGCATAATCCCATTCAATGACGGTTGGATCAACCACAAGCCTATGCTGATTAAAGACAGGCTCGAGAGCGTCAATAATACGGTCTTCTTTACGGACATTAGCTCTAGTCTCCTCTATGTTAATGTTTGTCTTTGTCGTTTGACAATGTTTTCTAAATAGCTCTGATACAATACCATCGCCAAAGTTGCTCTCGATGAGCAGCGTAGACACGCCATATTTCTTACATTTCTTAAGTATTGTTAGTAAAGTTTTATCACTATATCCGTCTTTGGTTGCAAACACTTCATGTAGGTATATTATACCGTTAAGTTGGCTAAGAAAACATGCGGTTGTCTCATCAGCACCTCGTCCGCTGGGATCGACGCTGCAGATGGTTTCGGAATACTCAGTCCATTCCCCTTGTACTTGCATAGGTTTGTAATAATAATCCCCAGGAAGACCAACGCAAGGCAGATCTTTAAGAATGTTATCAGGGTCTGAGCACCAAATAATGTTTTCGGGGCCATGTGTAGGATTAATAGGGTTAACTATTAGGTCTGCAAATTTAAGTGGGAACTTTTCTCTGTCTGACAGTGTAGTGTCTAACATAAACTGCAGCATAAAGTTTGACCTACCCATAGAAGACTCACGTTCTAGCAAGTCATCTTCCTTAAATCTGGTGTCTGTAGGTTTCCACGCCAAGTCATCTGTATCTAGGTCGTCTGCTAACTGAGGTGCTAACAAACCATCATACATTGCAACCTTACGTGGGTACCTTGCGGGCCACACAAACGGTCTATAGCTTCTTTCTCTTAGTTTGTTGTAGATAGTAAAGGTAGTCTGTGGTGTGCCTAGAAACATAATACGTGAGTCTTTTTTAGGTGTAAGTATAGATTCACATTCTGTAACTAGCTGTAACAGTTTACCCCGTTGAAGCTCCGTCATGGAGTTATTAGGTACTTCTACATCATCTAGTACCATTAGGTCTGCACGGCTACCAGTCAACTGACC